AAATGAAACTCATCACAGAAGAAGTACAAAAAGTCAAATTCATCACTGAAGGTAAAGGTGCTGAAAAGAAAATGTTCATCGAGGGCATCTTTCTTCAAGGAGATATCTGCAATCGTAACGGCAGAATGTATCCAATGGAAACTTTGATGAAAGAAGTAAATCGTTACAATGAGGCATTTGTTTGTAAAGGTCGTGCTCTTGGGGAACTTGGTCATCCCGATGGTCCTACCGTCAATCTTGACCGTGTTTCTCATATGATTACATCTCTTGTTCGTGAGGGAAGAAATATTAAAGGTAGAGCACAACTTCTAGAAACCCCAATGGGCAAAATTGCCAAAGCACTTATTGGTGAAGGTGTTTGTCTTGGAGTTTCTTCTCGTGGTGTTGGATCACTTCAAATGACCAATGAAGGTCATAAGGTAGTTGGTCCCGATTTTATGCTTGCAACAGCTGCTGATATTGTTGCAGATCCTTCTGCTCCTGATGCTTTTGTTCAGGGAATTATGGAAGGAAAAGAATGGGTTTGGGATGGAGGAATTCTTAAAGAACAACTTGCATCCAAAACTGAAAAAAGAATTAATACTTTAGTTGATCAAAAAAAATTAGATGAACATAAGGTTAATTTATTCCAAGATTTCTTAGCAAATCTTTAATTTATAAATAAATATAGATTATACACAAGATCTAAAATGTCCGTTGGTAGCAATTTACAAGAAATGGAAAACGTAGTAACCAAAGGAGCTGCATCCGCTGAACCAATGCCAAGGTTGTCCACTGGAATTGCTCCTGGACAAACCGGCGCATGGGAAGATTTGGGTGGACCTACTCCAGAAAATTATCGCACAGATGATGAGTCTGCAAGACTCAATACTCCTGGCGTAACTCTTCAACAAGTAAAAAATGTTGTTAATGCTAAGGCTGCAGCTGCAGATCCTATGCAAACAATGACAAAAGAAGATGCCGAGTATGACGAAGATGAGGCACTTTTAGAAGCTTCTGAAGAAGAAGGTAGCGAAGACGATACCGAAGAAGATTCAAAAGAAAATAAAAAGAAAAAGTCTTCTAAAGAAGATGAAGATGAAGATGAAGATGAAGATGAAATGAAGGAAGAGTATGACATCGAAGAAGATGTCAATGCTCTCCTTTCAGGTGAGGAGCTTTCTGAGGAATTCCAAGAGAAAGCAAGAACCATTTTTGAAACTGCAATCAGATCTAAGGTTGCAGAAATCAAAGAAGAACTTCAAGAAACCTATGAGAATGCTCTCGTAGAAGAAATTGAAGTTATTAAGCAAGGACTCATTGAAAGAGTTGACGCATACCTTGAGTATGTTGCCGACGAGTGGGTTTCAGAAAATGCACTTGCTATTGAAGCAGGTCTTAAAACTGAAATGACCGAATCATTCCTTGAAGGAATGAAAGGTCTTTTTGAAGATCATTATGTATCAATCCCTGAAGACAAATATGATGTAATCGAGAGTATGGTAGATAAACTTGATGAAATGGAAGAAAAACTCAACGAGCAAATTGAAAGAAATATTGCTCTTAATAATAGATTAGCAGAGTCAGTTGCCGATGTAATCTTTGCAGATGTCGCTGAGGGTCTCGCACTTTCTCAGAAGGACAAACTCGCTTCTCTTGCGGAAAATGTTGAGTTTGATAGTGAGTCAGACTATCGTGAGAAACTGGTAACTTTAAGGGAATCATATTTCCCATCTAACGCTGGTACTCAAAGAGAAGTTACTGAGAATTTATCTGAAAGCGTAGAATACCCAGAAACTCCACAAGTAAGTGGAGTTATGGAAAGTTATCTCTCAGTTCTCAGTAGAACTACTAAGTGATTTTTATATCATAAGAAAATCAAACTAACACATTTAAACTAGAGGTAAAACAAATGCAGATGTTCAATGCAGAATATTTGCAGGAGAAGTGGGCACCAATCCTGGACTATCAGGGACTAGATGGAATCAAAGATTCACATCGTAGAATGGTAACCGCTGTCCTGCTCGAAAACCAAGAAAGAACTCTCCGCGAAGAGCGTGAGTTTCTTTCAGAAGGTCCAGCCAACTCAGCTAATAGTGCTGGTGCATCAGGTGGATATTCAGGTTCCGGTGGTCAAACCGTTGCAGGTTTTGATCCAGTTCTGATCTCCTTGATCAGACGTGCAATGCCTAACTTGGTCGCTTATGACCTCGCAGGTGTTCAACCAATGAATGGTCCTACTGGACTTATCTTCGCAATGCGTTCGAAGTACAAGACTCAGGGTGGTACGGAAACATTCTACAACGAAGTAGATTCCGCATTCTCTGGTACAGATGCTGGATTTAATACCACTTTAGAATCATCTGCTTCAGTTGGTCTTGGTACTACTTCTCAGTCAGGTTCAAATCCAGGTCTTCTTGATGCTGCTGGAACCAACCCAACGCTTTATAACGTTGGTCAAGGTATGCGTACAGGTGACGCAGAAGCACTTGGTGACCAAACAAGTAACTATTTCAACGAAATGGCATTCTCAATTGAGAAAGTCACCGTTACTGCAAAGTCAAGAGCACTCAAGGCTGAGTATTCACTTGAACTCGCTCAAGACCTCAAGGCAATTCATGGTTTGAATGCAGAAGCTGAGTTGGCAAATCTTCTGTCAACTGAGATTCTTGCTGAAATCAACCGTGAAGTCATCCGTACCATCTATAACGTTGCTAAGCCTGGTGCTCAGACCAACGTTGCTACTAATGGTACTTTTGACCTTGACGTTGACTCCAACGGTCGTTGGTCAGTTGAGAAGTTCAAAGGTCTTATTTTCCAAATCGAGCGCGATGCTAACGCAATAGCACAACAAACTCGTAGAGGAAAGGGTAACATGATCCTCTGTTCTGCTGACGTTGCTTCGGCACTCACCATGGCAGGTGTTCTTGATTACACCCCAGCACTCAACGCAAACCTTAACGTTGATGACACTGGCAATACCTTCGCTGGTATTCTCCAAGGCAAGTATAAGGTCTATATCGATCCTTATTCTGGTGGTTTCACAAACTCTACTGGAACTCAAGGTGGTCAGTATTATGTTGTCGGTTATAAGGGATCTTCTCCTTATGACGCAGGACTCTTCTACTGCCCTTATGTTCCTCTCCAAATGGTTCGTGCAGTTGGTGAGCAAACTTTCCAACCAAAAATTGGATTTAAGACCCGTTATGGTCTTGTTGCTAACCCATTTGCAGAAGGAACCAGCGTTGGTGCAGGTGCTCTTACACGTAACTCCAACGTCTACTACAGAAGAGTTGCTGTTACAAATCTTATGTGAGTCTTTCTCACAAATCTCATGGGGATCCTTCGGGATCCCTTTTTTTGTCTAAATACAAATAAAACGATGAAGACGTTTAAACAATTCATGACAGAGGCAACACCATTTGCCTTAGTAGGACCAACAAGTGCCTATGGTCCTGGATTGTATGGTAATAAAACTGCAAGTGGATCGATATTGACACCAAATTCCATAGGAATTGCTCATAAAACACTTCCTTTGGGTAGTCGAGTTAAATTAACAGATCCAAGAACTAAGAAGAGTATGGAAGTTCCGGTAATTGATAGAGGTCCTTATGTTGGAAAACGTCAAGCGGATGTGACTGATGCTACTGTCAAGAAAATGGGATATAAAGGGTGGAAAGATTATGGAGTTCGTGATATGGATGTAACTCCAGTGACAGCAAAACCAAAACCAGCACAAAAAATAGCACCTCCCAAGGTAACTCAAAGTAAAGGATTAATGTACGGAAAGTATTGATATGGCAACTTCAGCTTTTGCAAATCAGATTCAGAATAGAAATTTTTTATCTCCTGTTGGATTTAAATTTACCTTAGCAAAATATCCTAAGGTTTCATTTATGTGCAATTCTGCAAGAATTCCAGAACTCAACTTGGGTGTTGCAAAACAACCAACATATTTGAAAACAATTGATGTTCCCGGAGAAATATTAGTCTTTGGTGATCTTACATTAAAATTTCTTGTAGATGAGAATATGGAAAACTATATGATCATTCACAATTGGTTGACTGCATTAGGTGGTTCTGGAAGTCTTCAAGAATATGCAGATTTAATTAAAGATAATAATGGAACACAAGATGGTAAAGAAGCATATAGTGATGGTACTCTCCGTGTTTTAAATAGCAATTATAAAGAAACTGCATTGGTAAGATTTCTAGATCTTTTTCCAGTTTCAATAACTTCATTAGAATTTGATGCAACAGTTACTGATATTCAGTATTTTACAGCACAAGTTACCTTTAAATACACAATTTATGATATACTAGGTACAGACGGTAAACCACTTTATCCACTTAAGAAAGCATGAATCTTGATGAAATCCAGGAGATGTGGCAGAGAGATTCTGTCATTGATCCCGACAACCTACATGATGAATCATTAAAAATTCCTCAACTACATTCAAAATACTACACACTATATAATACAATTACTCTTCTTCGTGAGAAAGCAAGAGAAACTTATAACAGAGTGCGTCTAGAACGCTATAACTATTACACAGGAAAGGCACCAGCAGAGGTGTATGTAGAAGAACCATTTCCGTATAAGATAAGAGAAAAGGACGCCATAGAGAGGTATATGAGTGCCGATGAGAGACTTTCCAAAATAGACTTGAAAGTAAGGTACTATGATATCATGCTTAAATTCTTAGAAGAAGTTATTAAGACAGTTTCTAACAGAACTTATCAAATTAAAAATGCTATTGAGTTTATGAGATTTACTGCCGGATATAATTAATTAAGGAGGCAGAAATGCCTCTTTTTTATTGTAAATAAATACCTATAACTGATATTATATGAATGTCACATTTGATTATATCAAAAAAGAATGAGGTGTATTTAACTATTCAAGCAGAACCTCATATCTATTATGAATTAAGAGACGCATTTCAATTTGAAGTTCCAAATGCTAAGTTTTCCCCATCTTATAAAAATAAATGGTGGGATGGTCGTATATATTTGTTTAATGTAGATACAAGAGAAATTTATATTGGACTCTTAGACAGAATTATTCGATTCTGTGAAGACCACGAATACACATACGAATTTGCAGACAATAAGTTCTATGGACTTCCTTTTGAGATCAATGATGGAATCTCAAAGGAAGGCGTCAAAGATTATATGACTGCAATCAGTAGACACGCCCCACGCGACTACCAAGTTGAGGGAGTATTCGACGCCTTGCGACATAATCGAAAATTATTGATATCTCCAACTGCTTCTGGAAAGTCGTTGATGATATACTCTGTTGTGAGATATTACGTTGAGAGACAACAAAATATTCTGATAGTTGTTCCAACGACTTCCCTTGTAGAACAAATGTATAAAGATTTTGCAGATTATGGATGGGATGTTGGTTCATACTGCCACAAGATATACGCTGGTAAGGAACGAGAAACTGATTCCCAAGTTATTATTACCACCTGGCAAAGTATTTACAAATTGCCCAAGCAGTATTTTTCCAGATTTAATGTAGTCGTAGGAGATGAGGCACACCAGTTTAAATCCAAGTCATTAATATCTATAATGACGAAACTTTGTGATGCAAAATATCGCTTTGGATTCACTGGAACGCTAGATGGAAGCCAAACTCATAAGTGGGTACTAGAAGGATTATTTGGACCTTCATATAAGATTATCAATACAGATGAACTGATGAAGAAAGGACATCTAGCAAAATTAGATATCAAAATACTTCTATTGAAACATCCACCAAATCGATTTGATATTTTTGAGGATGAGGTTCAGTATCTTATTAATCATACAAAACGAAATAACTTCATTAAAAACCTTACATTAGATTTGAAAGGAAATACTCTTGTTCTATTTTCAAGAGTAGAAACTCACGGACAACCTTTACATGAGTTAATAAATAATAGTAAGGTTGATGATCGCCATGTCTTCTTTATTCATGGTGGAGTGGAAACTGACGAAAGAGAAAGAGTTCGGGAAATAACCGAAAAGGAAAATAACGCAATTATTGTGGCATCTTATGGAACTTTTTCTACCGGTATCAATATTCGCAATCTACATAATGTTGTGTTTGCGTCACCATCAAAATCGAGAATTAGAAATCTCCAATCTATCGGCAGAGTACTCAGAAAAGGTGAGAATAAAGTAAAGGCAACTCTATATGATATTGCCGATGATATCAGTTATAAATCAAGAAAGAATTATACACTCAATCACTTAATCGAAAGAATTAAAATTTATAATGAAGAAAACTTTAATTACGATATTGTAAACATACCACTAAAAGAATGATAGGAGAAGAGTTTTATTGCAGCTTAAAACTTATATCAGGTGAAGAAATCTTCTCACTTATTGCAGTGGATGAGAATGATGGTGATCCTATTATAATTTTACAAAATCCAGTTATAATGAAAATGAATCAAAGTTCTACTGGGATTGTTATAAAGATAAAACCTTGGATGGAAATCCCTGACGATGATTTTTATTTTATTAAAATGGATAAGATTATTACAATGACCGAAATTACTGATAATATGACAATTAATTTTTATAAAAAATATCTTGATAATGATATTTCAACTGATGATACTGATGATAATGGTAAGGTTAATCTAACAAATACAATGGGATATATTTCTTCAGTAGAGGATGCTCGTAAAAAACTTGAAGATCTCTATAAAAATATTAAAGAAAGCTAAGTTCTCATCTTCAACGGGGACAAACCTAGTCTATATGACTTTTGGATAGTTGTCAAGCCCTCTTAAAGTGTGCTATAATTAACTTAACTTATTAATGGATAAATGAGACCACCATGGCAAAAAAGAAATCAGAGCATTATGTAAACAATAAAGAATTGTTAGAGGCAATGATAGTGTATCGCAGTAAAGTTGCGAAAGCACGGGAACTGTTCATTGAGAAATATGATACAGAACCACCAAAGTCAGGACCATGGGAAGGAAAACCCAGAATTCCCAACTACCTAGGTGATTGCTTCTTAAAGATTGCCACTCATTTATCCTATAAACCAAAATTCGTTAATTATATGTTCCGTGCGGATATGATTTC